GTTTTGGTGGTTGGAGTCCTCTCCTTCTTCGGCCACCGCATTTTATATCTGTCTATGAATATCACAGAAGACATCAAAGTAGATTTTCAAGAGAACACCGAAGGCCTTGTCGTCCAGAAAACCCAAGACATCCCACAGGAACACTTGGATTACCTCAAGGCCTACCGCGCTGATAACAGCAGCGGACGCATGGGAGAATACCACAGAGCTGCCAGCATCCCCGCGATCATCCACGAGAAGTGGCTGTCGGAGGGTTATGACTGCACCGTTGAGCCAATACGAAAGACCCTCGCCAAACTTAGAGCTGAAGGTCTGGATTACTTTATTACTACTGACAAGGCACTGTAATGAACAAACAAGGCATCAGAGATCAAGTCAAGGCATTGATGAACCGGAACGACTTCACGGATGCCTTGGCTAACACGTTTATTGATCAGGCCGTCGCTCGGATTCAGCGAACCCTTCGCATCCCTTCGATGGAAAAGACGGAAGTTTACACGATTGGGTCCGTGACCCCAGAGACCCTCACACTCCCTGAGGATTTTCTTCAGGTCAAATACCTTTACACCGATAACGGACTTCTGGAGTTCGTTGACCTAGGGAAGTACCTCTCAACTCCTAACGAGGTTGGGGTTCCTACGATTTACACTAGGATTCAGGCAGCTCTCAAAGTCAAGCCGATCCCTGTCCTGAATTCTACGGTCACTATGATCTACTACGGGGAAATCCCAGATCTGGTGAGCGATTCTGACGAGACATGGCTATCTGTCATCGCTTCGGACCTATTGATATACGGCGCTCTCACTTTTGCGGCTGACTATTTCGTTGATGAACGCAAGGCCGCTTTCGAGGAGCGTTTTGCAACTGTCTATTCTGAGTTGGAGGAGCAGGCCCGTCTAAATGAAATGGGTCAATCGGCTCTTCGTATTCAACCCGCTCATTCTGATTATTAAGGAATTTATTCATGGCAACCAGTAGTTTCTTTTATGGTGGCTCTCCGGGGCCTGACCAAACCACGGTCAATGAACTCGTGGCAGAGGTTGAGCAGAAGGTTCAAGAAGCTGAAGCCGCAAAAGCCGCTGCTGAGGCTGCCTCTAACGCCTCAATCAATTTCGCTGCAAACGTAGACTTTACCGCTACCACAGTTGCTGCTGGCGGCAACGCCACGGCGTCCTACAACCCCAATACCGTTACGGTCACCCTTGGTCTACCTGTAGGAGCAACAGGCCCTGCCGGACCCACAGGCCCTCAAGGATCTACTGGACCGACAGGCCTAACCGGCCCTACCGGCCCTACAGGTCCCACAGGACCCACAGGCCCTCAGGGATTGCAGGGCAACCCAGGACCCACAGGCCCTACGGGACCAACTGGTCCGCAAGGCCTCAAGGGCGACAAAGGGGATACCGGGGATACAGGCCCTACCGGCCTAACGGGTCCTACAGGTCCTACCGGACCTACTGGCCCAACTGGCCCTCAGGGTCTCCAAGGGATTCAGGGAGCAACTGGTCCTACGGGTCCTACAGGTCCCCAAGGCGATACCGGCCCGACAGGCCCTACGGGACCAACAGGGCTTACTGGACCGACAGGTCCGACCGGACCTACTGGTTCGGCAGCGACGCTCACGGTTGGAACGACAACGACTTCTCCTGCTGGCGGGTCCGCCTCTGTTACCAACAGCGGAACGACTAGCGCGGCGGTATTTGATTTCACTATCCCAACTGGACCTGCTGGTCCAACCGCAGGTTCTCCAGGACCTGCTGGCCCGACTGGTTCTCCAGGACCTACTGGAGCAACAGGACCAACCGGGCCTGTTGGACCTACTGGATCAGCCGCCACTGTTGCGGTAGGAACAACTACTACATCACCTGCTGGTGGGAACGCTTCAGTAACAAACAGCGGGACGAGTAGTTCTGCTATCTTTGATTTTACAATTCCTACCGGCCCTGCGGGCCCCACTGGGCCTACTGGCCCCACTGGGCCTACTGGCCCTGCTGGAGCAACAGGACCCACCGGATCAGCGGCTACTGTTGCAGTAGGGACAACTACTACGAGTCCTGCTGGAGGCTCTGCATCGGTCACCAATAGCGGCACAAGCAGTGCTGCGGTCTTCAACTTTACGATCCCCACAGGTCCTACAGGTCCAACCGGAGCTACTGGCCCCACGGGTCCTGCTGGAACTAACGGCTCTCCTGGACCTACTGGCCCAACTGGACCTTCGGGACCGCCCGGACCCACTGGCCCTACAGGACCAACTGGACCCACTGGACCTGCTGGAACACCAAGCACTACCTATAATGCAGTTGGAAGTTATGCAATAGTTCATTTTAGGAATGACACTTCCACTGCTAGATCCGCAGGCACTACATGGTCTGCTGGAACCGCCAATACCAACGTTAGAACTATATCGGCTAATGGGCAAACTGTTTCGTGTGTACAAGTATTTGCTTTTGGCTCTGCCTCCACAAATACTTTAAGTGGAACGTGGAGGATAATGAATGACATATCCTCTACTACACCGGGCATTGCTTTGGCAGTTAGAACTGCATAAAAGGAAATAAAAATGCTAACTATTCAATACGCAAAAGATCCAATATATGCAGACGCTGAAGGAACAACAATTCAGTTGACTGTAAAGTTTGAAGAAATGGTTGACGAAATTCCTTTTGGCGCAACACCTTGGGATACAGAACCATACGGTGTCGAACTCTATAACAATGCGGTAGCCGGTATTTATGGGCCAATTGCTCCTTATGTTCCACCGCCAGTAACCGACCAACCCGTAACTTCCGGAACGCAAGAGTTTTAAACATGAATGATATGGCTCCCCCGGGTTACAAAATTTATTCAGTTCCCGGAACTGTTTCAGAGTTTCGTATGTTTAAAAAGCAAGACGGAACCATTGAACAGCATGTTCGCTATGTAAATAAAGGCGTTGGATACACTGGAAAATGGTTTGTGGTGCCGGTTGCTGAGGAGCAAAGTGATGGTAATGGCAGTAGCACCTAAGTTTAATTTTGTTTATGACGGGGCTGTTTTAAATATTTTTCATGTCAATAAAGGTCAAGGACTGCCACGGCATGAACATTTATACGCTCACGCTACCTTTTGTTGTTCTGGATCTTGTTATGTTCGTAAAGAAGGAAAAGAAATTTTAATAACCAAAGAAAGCCAACCGTTAAATCTGTTAGCGGGTGAATGGCATGAGATCGAAGCGGCAGAAGATGGGACGGTTTTTATAAATGTATTTGCGGAAGGAAAATTATAGTGTCTCACAAGCCTATTTGGTACATAAAAGAGCTTCCAACAGAGTTTTGTGATAAAGCAGTTGAAGAGTTTTCACAAGTTGCTCCTAAAGACGCAGGTATGGGCCAATCTGGAGAGAGAAAAGACCTTACCCAGCGTAACACTACAGTTCGTTTTATAAACCCCGGCCATTGGTTTAGTTACATCATGCACGGCGTCGCTAGAGAAGCGAATCTTGCTTGTAAATGGCACTACGACATTACAGGTCAAGAAAACATCCAGTTTGCTGAATATGGTGTTGATCAACACTATGACTGGCACGTTGATGTTTTTCCTCTAGGAGAGCAAGGGTTAGACAGAAAGGTGTCGGTTGTTTGTTTGCTGTCGGACCCGTCCGAGTTTGAAGGGGGCGAGTTTGAAGTCAAATTGTATGGTTTATACAAAGCCCCTCTGAAAAAAGGCTCTGTGATCGCCTTTCCATCAATTCTTGAACACAGAGTAACGCCTGTTACATCTGGACTGCGGCGTAGTGCTACGGTTTGGATGAACGGTCCTCGTTTTAAGTGACAAGAAAAGAAAGGACTCTATGCAAACCCCACTGAAGATCATAGGCAAAACCTATAACATTCAAGTGGTGGACAAGGTTGACGAAGAGGATTCTCTCGGGGAATGCAATGACGTTCTCCAGAGAATCCTGGTTCGCTCAGGTCAAAAGCCTGATCAACTCATGGACACCATCCTACACGAGGTAGTCCATGCCGTTGACTACCAGATGCACCTCGGGATGACCGAGAGGCAGGTACACGCCGTTGCAGCAGGTTTGACTGCTGTGTTTATCGATAATCCCAAATTTTATGAACTATGGAACAGATCGAACACCGAGTCATCAAGCTGGAACTTAGGGTCGATGACCACGCCTCAGAGTTAGAGGAACTCAAGAAAACCTCAGACACCCTTGCCGCCACTTTGTCTTCAATTGAGAAGACCCTGAACCAGATCAAGTATCTGGCTATGGGAGCGGCTGTGGTGATTATGGCTCAGTCTATGGGCCTCGATAAAGCAATCAAGTTGTTATTCTAAAGGATATTGGAATGCTAGAGACACTCTTTGGTGGTGTCCTTGGGGGCCTCTTTCGTCTGGCCCCGGAAGTCCTGAAGTGGCTCGGATCGCCATGAAGCAGACCGAGGCCATTATGACCACGGCCGAACTCTCGGCCATGTCTGAGGCCTACAAGGAGCAAGCTGCTACGGCTACCCAAGCGGGTAGGTTTGTATCCGCCCTGTCGGCACTGGTGCGACCTCTTGTCACATACGCCTTCGTCGGCACTTACTTCGCTGTGAAAGCTGCGGCTTATGTATTGGCCCTGCATCAGGGCGGGGAATGGAAGACCCTGCTGGTCTCCATGTGGAACCAAGATGACATGGCTATGCTCATGCTCATCCTGACCTTCTGGTTCGTTGGTAGAGTCTATGAGAAGCAACGAGGCGCTTGAGGTCGCTGCGGCCCTCTGTAGGCGCTTCGAGGGACTTCACCTTAAGCCCTACCTATGCCCCGCTGGTGTCCCCACGATTGGATGGGGAACCACCCGCTATCCCAATGGAAAGCCTGTGCGGCTCTCCGATCCTCCCCTCACAAAGGAGCAAGCCGATGAACTACTTTATGCAGACTTGGCTCGATTCCACTCGGATGTCTTTGCGCTTTGCCCAGGCTTGGCTGGATCTCCTGGACCGAGAGTGGGGGCGATTGTGGACTTCACCTACAACCTCGGTGTGGGACGACTCAAAGCCTCTACTCTACGCCGTCGAATCAATGAAAAAGACTGGGCATCAGTCAAAACAGAACTAATGAAATGGATAAATGCAGGTGGAAGGCCTCTCAGGGGCCTAGTGCTGAGGCGACAAGCGGAGGCTAATCTAATTTAAGGAAGTAAAATGATTTCATATCTGGCGGTTGTATTCTTTTGTGCCGGTCAGGAATGCTTTTTCTGGACGGGTAAGAAGCTGCATCATACCGAGCAAGCCTGCATCAACGACATTGCTGTAGTTGTTCGGGAGCTTGAGAAGAACGGTACGCCGTCAGCCTTCCAATGTGTTCGTGTGCCTATTACAGGCGTTTAAGGAGATCTATGAAGCAATCTAAACCGATGCCTTTCAAGCCGTGTCCCGGCTGTCCCACCCCCGCAAAATGCAAGGCCGCTGGTAAGTGCCTTGGCAAGGGGAAGAAGAAGTGAAGCAGGGACTCTATGCCAACATCCACGCCAAGCGTGAGCGTATAAAGGCCGGTTCTGGCGAGAAGATGCGTAAGCCTGGGTCTCCCGGCGCTCCCACCGCAAAGGCCTTCAAGCAGTCGGCTAAGACCGCCAAGAAGGTCAAGTGATGGTCAAGAAAGCCTACCAGAATCCTCAGGGCGGTCTGAACGCCAAAGGCCGTGCTCACTTCAAGAAAACCGAGGGGGCCAACCTTAAGCCTCCGGTGTCATCCAGGCAGGCCGCTAAGTCTCCTAAGGCTGCGGCTCGGCGGGAATCCTTCTGTGCTCGCATGGGGGGAGTTCCGGGTCCTATGAAGGATGAGAAGGGTCGTCCCACAAGAAAAGCCATGGCGCTTAAAAAGTGGGATTGTTAAGTAGTAAACAAATGGGTTGTTACCTTCGGGTAGCAGCCCTTTTTTTTCTAAATCACTACTCGAAAAAAAAAGCCCCTAATCTTTCGACTAGGGGCAAGTTGCTTGAAGGGTGTTCGTTATTACTTCTGATAGGATTAGGGATTTGAAATCAGAAGTGATTGAAATTGTTAGAGTGAGGCCTGTTGCCTATCGTACTTTTGGGCCACCAATCCGATACCCTGAAGAAGCTGGTCATCGCTGGTGTGGGCGTAGCGCATAGTAGTTTCAAGTCTTGAGTGACCTAAAACTTTTTGCACCAAAGCAATGTTGCTGGTGGCATCCAGCCAGCGAGTCGCGGTGGTGTGGCGGAGCATATGCAGAACAAAGTTCTTGTCCTCCTCCATGCCCATGGCCTTACGGGCCTTGTTCCACTCCACGTTGATATAGCTAAGTTTCATGTCGAAGGGGACCCACTGCTCCATCAGTTCCTTAGCCCTGGGGCTTAGGGGGACAGAGCGGGGGGTCTTGGTCTTCGTCTTCCACAGACGGGCGTAGTCCCCATCGAGCTGGTCCGGCTGAAGCGAGAGCAACTCGCCACGGCGCATCCCGGTGTGGATCAGGATTTCGCAGAAGGCCGAGAGGTCTGGCGGCAGGAGGGAGAGCAACTGGGCCTCCTCCTCAGGGGACAGCCAGCGAATCCGCTGGTTATCCTCTTGCTGCCAAGAGAACTTCGGTAGCTTCTCGATCCACTCACGGTCATACGCATATTTGAGCAGCGTATGGAGCGCAGCCATCTTGCGGTTGACCGTGGCTGGGCGGTAGTTGGGAACCAGCACCTCAGTCACCCTGTCGATCATCTCCGTGGTGATCTCGTTGATCTTTGGATTACCCAAGATGGTCGCAGCGTCCTTGACGTAGGTGTAGCACTGGTCACGGTGACGCTTGGTCTTCCACACGCGCTCCTCTGCCATCTTGAGCAGCTCCATGAGCGTCATCGGTCTGTTGGTGCTCTGGTGCAGTCCAAGTTTTTCAATTCGGGTCGCCATGAGTTCTCCTAAGGGTTTGAGTTGACAACGCCCGAATCTTCGTACAGTCAGATTCAGTCGTCAAGAGCCTCAGCGGTTATCCCCGCTGCCTTGAAGGGTCTTTCTCTTGGCCCTGCCTGCCAGTTTCTTGATGTTCATACCTGCCACCTCGGATAGGGTGGTCCCAGACTCGTGGCAGAGGGCGGCAAGGAACCACAGGATGTCCCCGAGTTCCTTCTTCATGTCGTCCTCGTCCCAGGGCTTGCTGTCCCGCAGGCACTTGGCCCACTTGCCGTAGAACTCGCCCACCTCCCCGATTAACCCTAGGGTCACATATTCGGACCCTGCGCTGGGCAGGCGGGTCTTCATGGCGGCAATCTCGTAGTCTTCAAACGTCATCAAAAGAGGGACTCCCCACACTTCGCAATCGCTTCA